GGGGAGGCACTCCAGGTTTTATTAAAATTAGCTTTCCAATAGGGTGTGTCATCTCTATGTGATAAGGTATAATGCAATGCAACAAATTCTGCAAAAGCTCTAAAATCCATTTTACACATATAATTAAAATTATCTCTATCCCATTGTGAAACTTTTCCCCTACATATATTCCTTGCAAAACTTCTTAGAAATTCATGAATTGCATATAAACCATTACCCTCTAAAGGTTCAATAAAACCAGCAGACAGACCTATAGCTACAACATTTTTTACCCAAACTCTTTTGTGTATACCTACTTTTGTTTTAATATTTCTATATTGTAGTTTATCTACATTAGATATTTTTTCTTTATTTTTTAAATGATTTTTAAATTCTTTTAATGCATCTTTATCAGAAACAAATTTATCTGAGTATACATAACCTGTACCAAGTCTACTCCACAAAGGAACTCTCCACACCCAACCATTTTCAATAGCAGTGCAATTTGTATAAGTAACAATTTGTTTTTTCTTATCAGTGTAGGGAACTCGTGTAGCCCACGCAGAATTATTTGGAAGGATGTCTTCGTAAGATTCAAAAGGTTCTTTTAAAGCTTTTCCTAAAAGCAATGATCTAAAACCTGTGCAGTCTATATATAAATCAGCTTTGTGTTTACCGTTTAAAGAAACTATACCATCTTCATCTTGTTCTACAGTATTAATATGTTCTTTAATATGTTTAACATTTTTACATTTATTTTCTCTTAACCAGATGCCTAATTTTGTAGCATCAAAATGATAAGCATAGTCTTGATTTATATTAAATTTATTTTTATTAACATAGGCCATCTGTTTAGGAAGAGTACATTCTGCGTAATCTGAGTTTGGGGTTTTAGGATAAACAAACTTCTTATACCACCAATCATTATTTTCAAATAAATTTTTACTTATATCTATTTTTCCGAAAGGATAATGAAAAGACTCACCTTTTTTATAAAAGTCTGTAAATTTTATACTAAGCTTACAAGTTCCATCCGTGTGTTTTAAAAAATCATAAACATCTATTCCTATAAATTTTGCCCATTCATAAACGGACTCTATTGTACTTTCACCAACACCTATTATAGGTATGTCGGGTGACTCTATTAAAGTTAATTTTGCGTCTGGTAAAATTTTTGACAATGTAGCAGCTGTCATCCAACCAGCACTTCCACCACCTACTATTAAAATTTTCATTTAAATGGGTGTCCTATATTCCAAAGAACTAGTGAATATCTGGTTCCTTCTGTAACCGGTTTAACTCTATGCCAAACAAATGAAGGAAATACAATAATAGATCCTTTAGGTAAAATCTCTTTTGCTTTTCTTAAATGTTTACTTTCATCTCTCATATGTGGCTCATAGTTTCTAAAGTCAAACTCTAGTTCCCCACCTTCATACTCGGAGCCATCGGTTAGCTGACAAGTAACAGACAGTTTTCTAATCTTACCATGATTTTCTGTATTAGGTGTATTGTAAGGTTCATCCCAACTATCACAGTGCCAATCGTAATACTGTCCATGTTTATATTTTGTAAATTGACATGTTTCAGATCTATCCCATTGAAAATTCCAACCTGCATTTTTATTTGCTGTGTGTATATAGGGTTGTATTTCTTTATAAACCCAAGCATCATCCATCCAAGTAACGTCTGAATTTCTTTTTATTTTTATGTAATTAATTTCATCTTTAGTTAATTTTTTCTTATCATAACCCCCAGTTCTAGCTAAGCCTTGAGTTTTAGATAACCCATGTTTAATAACATCATCACAGAACTTAGGAGTTAGTGCGGATTTAAAATACCAATAATAATTAGATATATTCATATGTAATTGTTTGTATAAAGTTTAAAGAATTTTTTTGATTGTTAGATATGTAATACATATTAGTAGATGGAAACAAAACAAACATATTGTCTTTTAAGGGTATATCCCAACTTCTACCTTTTCTTCTGTTGTCATCATAGTGTATTCGTACAATACATTCTTTAACATTAACACCATACAACAAAGTAAAATCCGGAGAGTTTGTTAAATCTACTGGATCAATATTAAGTAAGGGTATTGAAATTTCATTAGGTTTATAAATTGTTCCCCATGTTTCTTTACTAACTAAATTAAGATTATGTTTAACGTTAATATGTTCTGTTACATAACTAGATAACATATCCCAGGGTCTTGAAAACGGAAATTTTATATTTTTAAGAATAGATTGTAAAATATCATTAGTTAATTTTGTTTGATCTATCTCAAAACCCGGAGGCATAGAAACATCACCAAAATATAAAGCTTGTTCTGTTAGAACATTTTTACTAATAAAAGGAGTTAAAACTTTCTTTTCCATACCTAATAATGAAAATAGTATATCTGTCTTTAAGTGTCAAGTATTAATAAGTTGTAAAATCCCAAGATTGATTGGGTTCATTCCAAATGTAATAATGTATAAGACCATTTGCTTTTTGTTCTTCTGTTAATTCTGGAGCATCACCGATTGGTGATTTCCAAGAAGCAGTTGCTAAATGTTTTACCCAAGATTCATGGGGTTTTTTATGCCAAAAAATTTCATTTTCGTGATCCCAAGTACCTCCCATTCCTGCGTAGTTTCCTCTCAAAGGAGTTTCTCCATTTTTATGAATATTTGCATAAGTATTGTATGACGTTTGAACCCACATTTCTGCTGGCCAGTTGTGATGAGTTTGTAAATATTGTTTTCCTATTGATTCATCCTCAACACCATTAGCATCAAGCATATCTGTATTATTAAGTGTCAGTACTGAAAGTACTGTTCCATCATCTGAGACTTTTGCAAAATGTGCCATATTATTTTCCTATTGAAATTTGTACCTTATAATTACTATACCCGAACCACCAGCAACGCCAGTAGGTCCACCACCACCTGCTCCACCACCAGTGTTAACTGCTCCTACAGTACCCGGAGTTCCTGTTTGTTCTTTACCACCTGTTCCACCACCACCTGCTCCACCTGCTCCTGGTGTATTAGGTGTGTAATGAGACATTCCACCTCCGCCACCACCTCTAGCTGTTGGTGTTGCATTAATTGAACTTACTCCGCCATCTCCACCGTCTCCACCGTTTTCATTTGAAGGTGGTCCTGGGGGACTTCCTTGTTCTCCTACTTGAATTGCACCACCGCCTCCGCCTGCTCCAGCATTAGGTGGAGAACCACCTGATGCGCCGCCATTACTTCCTTGAGCTGGATTAACTGGAGGTGTATTACCTGTTCCTCCCGCAGCATTGGCATCTCTACCACCACCGCCACCTGAACCACCTGGTTTGCCAGGAGTAGGTGCAGTTCCACCTGAACCACCACCGCCTGCTGAAGAAATTCCTAAAGCACTTGAAACTGCGCCAGGATTACCTCCGGCTGGTTGAGGGCCACCACCAGCTCCTCCGGCACCAATAACGATTGGATAACCTTGTGCTGGTACTTCTATAGCTGCTGCCGGAGCAGCACCTCTTGGGGAAACCGTATAAGATCCTGAAGCAGCTCCTGGAGATTCTCTATATCCTCCAGCTCCACCACCACCACCTGAAGATCCTTGACCTTTGGATCCACCACCGCCACCGGCTACTACTAAATAATCTACTGAATTAGAACCACTTTCACCACCAGCACAAGACACACAAAAAGTACCTGGGCCTGTAAAAGTATGAATTTTAAAATCACCACTTGTAGTTACTGTACCACCGCTTGCAACTACAAATAAATCAGGAGCACCACCGGCACCAAATCCTAAGACTTGATAACCAAATGATTTACCTTTTCTGGTTTGTATATTTTTTGTGTTCTTACCTGAAGTAAGTTTATTTTTTAAATCTCTCATATCTGAATTCCTTATGCGTCGTTAGCGGCATCAGTAGTAAAGAATATTTTGATACCTAGAACTCTTGCGTCACCAGTAAAAGTATCTGAACCACTATCAGCATTTCTTGATAATTGAAAATAAGTTTGTTGGTCAACTGCAGGACTACCAGCGATTGTTACTGCACTACTTACAGATGTTACTTGTTGGTCTTCAACTGTTCCTATACCGGCATCTGTAACATCTACTGGTGTTCCATAAGCAACATCAATAGTATCACCATCACCAACTGCTACACCACTAAACCTAAATATACAGTTTCCTGTGTTTGTATTACTCGGTGCCCAAAAACATTGGTAAGTAACTGTTCCCTCATTCCATGATTTAGGAAAAGCAACTGAAAATTGTGCGTTTTCTACTGTACCTGCATCAAAATCTAATACTTTCATATCAGGTCTTCCTGCTGTTGTTTCAACTTGTTGTGCGTCTGCTGGGTTATTTGTCGCTCCATACATAGCTGAAGCTGGAACCCACATAGTCTCCAAACCTGCAATTTTAACTGCACCAGATCCTGATTTAAAAACACCAGTTCCTTTAGGATTAATATTTATACCAACATTAGTTTCACCTGTTGCTGAAAGAGTTGGCCCATTACCTGTTGAAGCATTAGCTAAAGTAAATTCATTA